TAGGGGCGATCGTCAAACTCTTAATAAGATTAAGGCCGGCTGAAGTGGCTTTACTGGCAATTGTCGCAACAGCAGCCACACCAGCAACTTGCATTGCACCAAATCGGTGTTTTACGCCATCGACCGAGGCTGCAAGGCCCGTTAATCCCTTAGATTTTGCAGTATTTGCCAATGAGGTCTCAAGGCCCTGAAGCGAACGCTGAGATTGTGAGATGCCCGATTCGAAATCTTTGTTGTTGAATTGCATATTGACAATACGATCATCTACACTGCTCACGAGCTTCTCACCTTCTCCCACACTGCGTCAGCGATCTGATCCATGATCGGTTTGATTGCCGGATTGATGTAGTCTCTTCCAGACACATAACCTCCGGTTCCAGTTCCGTGTCCATACTGCAAAATTACAGCAACGTTTACGCCGCCTTCTGAATTGGAGTTGAGCCAAGAGATCTGGGCCCCTCCATTAGACATGTCTATCTCATAACTCCAAGAAGCTGCCGTCAGACCTGAGTCTTGAGGAGTTGCTTGAGATAGAGCAACGACCCCCCGCTGAGCGAGTTGGTCAATCTCAGAATAAAGACTTTCAGATTTCATAGCCTTGAGAAAGGCATTAGTCTTTGACGTCGACCCACTCAACGAGAAACCGATCATCGTTCACTCCTTTTTATATCACCCTGACCGCAGCACCAGCGATCGGACCCATTGCACTTTTGTATACATCAATATATGGAGCTGTACCATGGGATACCGCAAGGTATCGCCCATCTGGCGACCATGATCCCCCGTTTAATCCGGAGCCTGCTGGTACTGTAGAAAAATCTTCAATCTTTATGAAGCTATCATCTGCTCGCTTATACAAAATGTGATACGGTGATACACTCAAGAAACCAACAAACAAATATTGACCATCAGGAGACCAACTAGTAGCGAGTGCTGACCCACCAGGTAAGGGATTTGGATTGCTTAGTTTAGTCAGAGTATCCCCCACCCGCTCATAGATGGTTACAAATGGAGTCGTATTGTGGGCGATCGACAAGTATTTACCATCTGGTGACCAAGATGCGTCCTGACCACTTCCAGTTGGAAGAATTGCAGGATCAGAAATTTTGGTAAGAACGTCGCCAGCTCTTTTATACACCATAAGATAAGGTGCCGTACCGGAAGTTGCTGCTAGATAGGTCATATCTGTTGACCAGCTCAGACCAGTTATGTTTCCCGTTAAGAGAGACGATGGGTCACTAAGTTTAGTAAATACATCCCCACTACGCTTGTAAATCGTAATGGAAGGGGTACCCGAGCTACTACCGACGGCTAGATATTGACCGTCCGAAGACCAATCCATACTAGAAACGCCGGTACCGGCAGGCAGAGTAGCTGGGTCAGCAAGTTTAGTAAAAACATCTCCAGCTCGTTTGTATATAGTCAATCTCGGAGTACCAGTGCATCCCACCGCAAGGTATTGGCCGTCAGGAGACCAAACACAACTTAGACCTGTTGTACCGGGAAGTGTAGCTGGATCAGCAAGTCTGGTTAAGGTGTCAGCATCTAGTTTGTAGTTGTTAATATATGGTGAGCCGCTGGTCATTACGGTGAGGTATTGACCATCTGGAGACCAAGCAACCGAATTAGCCGTTCCCGCCGGGAGCGAAGCCGGGTTCGCAAGACGAGCATTAGGGCTAAAAGGTCTACGCCAATCCTTGATTAACACATCCCGATATCCGAGATCAAATGATCCGATTCGTCGAATGGCTTTGACCAGAATTGGAGGTGCATTTCGGATAGTAAAACTACCGACAGCTATGCCGGCCCTGTTCCGAAATGTGATATCGGTAGCTGTCTGTTCGACCACCACGATCGATTTGTTGTCGATGTCTGTCATCTTGGACGGGTATGGAGCTCGAACAGTACCCATATCGCATAACCCTTTCTTTTTAAGTCCTAGGTAATATTGCTATGACTGGATCCTGAATAGCACCCATCGCGCTTTTGTATGCGCTGAAATATGGAGTAATGTTATGTGCAGCCGCAAGATAGACGCCGTCGGGTGACCAAGAAGTCGAGGTTCCGATCCCTGTAGGAAGGGTCGCTGGATTCAAGAGTTTTGTGAAGACATCTCCAGTTCGCTCATACACAGTAATAAATGGCGAAACATCATGAGCGACAGCTAAGTATAGACCATCGGGTGACCAAACTAAGCCATAGGCTGTTCCTGTGGGCAAAGAGGCTGGGTTGGGAAGTTTAGTAAATACGTCCCCGCTACGCTTATAGATGGATACAAATGGAGAAAAACCATGAGATAAAGCAAGATACTGTCCATCCGGAGACCAACTGACACAAAATACTGTGCCTGGCGGCATGCTTGCCGGATCAGCAAGCCTAGTGAAAGTATCGCCGCTACACTTATAAACCGAGAACTTTATCGAATCTCCACTGGAGTAGCCGATTGCTAAATATCGACCGTCTGGACTCCAAGCTGGACCATAAGCTTTAGCTGAAGGAAGGCCTGCCGGGTCAGAAAGTTTGGTGAACACATCACCATTACGCTTGTAGATAGTTACATAGGGCGCTCCTGCATGACAAACACAAAGGTATTGGCCGTCGGGCGACCAAGACACGCCTTGTCCAAGTCCTGTAGGTAGCGTTGTTGGGTCAGCAAGTTTGGTGAATGTGTCACCGCTTCGCTTATAGATAACAATGTAGTTAGCAGCTAGAATGGTGACTGCCAGATATTTACCATCCGGAGACCAAGCTAAACCATTGCCATCGCCAGCAGGGAGAGTCGATGGGTTGGCTAGCTTAGTTAGGACATCTCCTGCTCTCTTATATACACTAAGATACGGGCTCGCTACATGGCTAATCGCTAGGTAAACACCGTCCGGCGACCATGCCACCCCATTACCGCTATTTGGCGGTAGCGATGCAGGGTTCGCCAGTTTTACATTTGCTGCGCCAATATTCCATTCGTTGATAAGAACGTCTTCCGGTGCTCTATCAAAAGAGCCAACACTGACAATACCTTGACGAAGGGTTACAGGGACGGCATCTATAAGCGAACCAGCATTAAATTGTGTCCCTCCTTTGGTCTGGAGGATAAGATTACTTTCTGTTGTACGAAATGCTAAGATTACACTATCGTCTTCAATCTGTTGTGCTTTTTCCAAGGTTACGCCAGTTATAGTAGCCATCGATGCTCCTTCCTAGGCTAGGGTAGAATCGAGATAGGTACAGGTAGGCCTTTCGGTTGGAGCATTGAGCTTTTGAATATATTAATAAACGGCGTAACACTTTGCCCAATAGCAAGATAAAACCCTTCAGGAGACCAAGCTACACTTTGAGCCAAACCACTCAAACCAACAGCCAGATTTGGAAGTTTTATAAAGACGTCTCCCGATCTCTTATAAATACTTATATAGGGAGGTGACCCGTGGCCTACTGATAAATATTTGCCATCAGGCGTCCATGCGACACTATTACCAGTGCCGCTAGGGATACTTGCAGGGTCTGAAAGTTTAGTGAATATATCACCATTTCTCTTGTAGATAGTTACATAGGGCGGTATACTGTGCGCAATACTCAAATACTGATTATCAGGCGACCACGATACACCTAAGCTATCTCCGGGCGGGAGAATTGCAGGATCTGCAAGTTTGGTGAATACATCACCATTACGCTTATAGATAGTTACATACGGCGCGTTTGCATGACAAACACAAAGATATTGACCTCCAGAAGACCAAACCACATCGTGAACCGTACTAGGCGGCAATGTGGCGGGATCGGGAAGTTTAGTAAAAACGTCTCCGGCCCGTTTGTAAATTGTGATATATGGTAGTCCGGCATGACCGATTGACAAATACATACCATCAGGCGACCAAGCTACCCCATAGCTATCGTTTGATGGCAATGTTGCAGGGTTTGCAAGCTTAGTGAAGATATCACCTGAACGCTTGTAAATAGTTATGAATGGTGTTGTGCCGTGTGCAACAACCAAATACTGACCATCAGGAGACCAAGCTACAGCATTTCCTGTGTTAGAAGGCAACGTTGTTGGATTTGTAAGTTTAGTGAATAAGTCACCATTTCTCTTGTAAATGGTGATGAAAGGCGTATTACTATGCGCAATTGCCAAATATTGACCGTCTGGAGACCAAGCTACACTGTAACTGTTAGCTGGAGGTAAAGTTGCAGGGTTAGACAATATCGCATTAGGCATGATTGGAGTGTACCATTCAGGAACCACTACTGAAATGTCTGCGATATCAAAAGCCTTAAGTGTAACAATCGACGAAGTTGTGGGCAACGGCTCTTCAGCGACTTGGCCCAGATCGATTTGTGACCCATTTTCGGCTTCAAGGAAAATATTAGGTGTAACGAGGAGTGCAGATGACAGAATTGGGGCGTTTATTTCTTCCGCTTTTGCATCTGTGATGCTCTTGACGAGTGCCATTTACACTCCTTTCCTAAGGTGTCGAACTGATGTCATACGTGCCATCGCCATGGTCTACAGCATTGACATTATCGATCTCAAAAATGCCGTCACCAATAAGATAAATGTTATGATAGGAACCTTCAGCTTGCCAAGTTCCATCTCCATTGTCGGTGATGATGATTGTATCCCCAAAGCTAAGAGTATCAAAGACAACCTGAGCATCAGGCATGGCTGCGTCGGTAGAAGCAGTTCCATAAAGCAGATCTTCAATTGCTGCGAGTTTTTCTGAGTCCATGTGACGCGTATTAATTGTAATGTGTGCCGTTGGTCGATAACCCACGACAGGGACCGGAACGGCTTGAATTTCCCAAGAGAATTCATTGGGGTTGATCGTGGAACCCACAGACGAATAACTAGCACCTGGCGGAACAACTGTGGCGTTGTAGACCAGATGGATCTTGTAAGCGTAGTCTACGCCTTCAAGGGCATTCCCAATCAAAGTCCTATAGCTGAAGCTAAAAGAATCTCCTTGTTGCGAGTCAAGATACATACCGTCAGCTGCCTCAGCAATACCCATGATCTCTGAGAACTCATCCGGATAAGTATATGCCTTCAAAGTTGCAGAATACTCTTTGGGTTTAGGTAGGAATAGGAATGGCCGACCGTCAACGTAGTACGCGGCCGACGATTCTCCACCGCCCTCATCTACACTAATAAGACCTTCCCAAGGTACTGCTGGCCTGGAATTCGGGTACAGAACACCGCGATCAAGACCGGTCTCGAATAAACGCTTTGTGGGATCAGCCCAGTTCAAGCGAGTCACTGTTTACCCCTTTCTTAGCCCGTTGTACCAAGCTTCTTACGACGTTCTTCGTTAAGACGAGCATACTGCTCCATCTGTTGAGCTCTACTCATCGGCTTAGGCTTGGTTTGTTTTATACCACAAATTTTCACTAGAGTCATGAGTCGGTTAAGATGCCAATTCTCACAAGAAAAAGGAATCTGGAAACTAAGCATCCAATAGTAGATAAGTTCGGAGGTAACAACCTCTCTTGATGGTCTCTGATTTGGTTCCTCGTTAAACCACGTTGCTGATTGTTTACTGTCGATGTAATCTCGGATAGCTTCATAATCGGCTGATTCAAGTCGATCAATGAAGTTTTCCGGGAAAGAATCATTCAGGATCATCTGTTGAATGTAGCTTATCGTTTCTTCTTCAGACTTAGCTTCTCGTCCATAGAAGACCTTCTCATGAATCGCCTCCCATTTTGACAAAGAGACAAGAGAATGCTCAAGCTTAAGTTCGAAAGCTTCATGCTCATCAGTGGCAGGAAGTAAGATTGTGAGCATTACCCTAATCTCCTTTCTCAAAGCAGGGCGGTTCGTAGAATTACATCCGCAGAGGAGGGCATTTTAGCCTAAGCTTAATGCCCTCCTCTGCTAATGAACTAATAAATTCCTGTACTATCAGACTCAGTAGTCGAACGTCCAGTCGTTGTCGCCAACGATGACGTGGTTGCTGTCTGCAGGAATGGCCGTAACCTCTGCCGTCTCTCCAATACCGAGCGCAGGCTGAGCCCCACTGGTAACGTCCAGACCATTGATCTGCCACTGGACGCCAGTCACCGCAGGAAGCGTGATGATGTGAGTAGCGTCATCGTACGTCGGCTGGTTGGCGAAAGCACCCATGTTAACCTGAGTCAAGCCTGCAGCGAACAGGGCAATGACCTCGGTCGGGGTGGGCAGCTGAGGATCAGAACCAGCAGTGCCATAGAGCAGGTCCTCAAGCTGAGCCAGCTTGGTTGGGTCGACCTTCGTTGAGTCGATCGTCAGCTGAGCAGTCGGCTTGTACTCCTTGCCGGTGACGGGGTTGGTGCCGTCCACCGGAACGGGGATAGTGGTCAACTCCCAACTGAGAGTGATTGCCTCAGGCGTATCATTGATCGTCGTGTTAGCCCTCTCAGAGGGCTTTGCCGACGCATTGTAAATGAGGTGGAGCTTGTAACCGAAGTCAGCCCCCTCAAGGTCGTTACCAATGCGAGTCCGGTAGCTAAGACCGAACGCCTTGCGGCTCTGCTGCCCAACATAAAGACCGGGCGACGGAACAGAAAGGCCATCGAACTGAGCAAACTCCTCCGGGAAGGTGTAAGCCTCGATGGTGGCCCCGAGCTCCTCGACCGAGATCAGGTTGAGGTATGGCAGGTTGTCAGCGTAAGTCTTGGTCGACTCACCGCCGGTGGGCGACTCTGTGAAAGTGGTGAGGCCGTTCCAGGCCACACCAGAGTCATAGACTCCTCCCGCGTTGGGAATGTAAAGGACGCCATGGT